GTCCTCTACAAATAATAGAATCTAGCCATCGGGAACCCGTTTGGATCCAATCAGTGACTTGTGTAGGATTGTCTTCTGTCAAATTGTGTGCTACAGAAACACCTGCTTTTTTATTAATTAAGGCGCGCATGTCAGAAATTGACAGCTTGCCAGCGTTTTTTGTTTTTGCTCTGGCCATTAACTCCTCCTATTCTTCTGTGGCGTCTGTGGTTGGCTCCACAATAACGGTGTCAATTACAAACACATCTTCTGAATCTGTCTCTGATGGGGCAACATCTACTTCGACGTCTTTGGCGGTCGCAGCCGATGTATCGGCATCCCCCTCAAGAGAGGGGGTTAGCTCGATCACACAGGCCATGGTTGCAATTGATAATAAAAAAATACTAAATAATCTCATTTTACCCTCCTTTAACACTCCACCGTAGTGGTTCCGAGATCTGTAGTGACCTCTGCCTTCCATCCAGAAACAGAGTCTGGACTAGCATTAAGCACTTGTTCAACTGTTGTACCTACTTTTGCGTAGACATTCATAAAACCACGCTTATGGTCATAATTCTCTGTCCACTTCTCAAACCATTCATAGTCAGAGTTAGTTTCCTTAATAACCTCCTCAACGAAATCTGTGAAGCCACTACCATCACGAGGATAATCCTCTAGAAGTTCATAGCTTCTCATCTCGTCAAGCACGCTATTATCTTTAAAACTTGGATCAGTTACGAGCTGTGCTAGTTGTTTAGCAACTCCTGTACTCTCGTATACTTCTTCTTCATAGCCATCCCAGGCATGAATTACATCTTCTCCGTCTTCAAAGATAAGGTTTACCTTTGTGTCTGCTGACAAATCTGATTGTCTGAGTTTATCTTGAATACTCATTATTCTCCTCCTTCTTGAATATTTACGAGTTCAATTTCAAAGTTCAATGTCTTTCCAGCCAATGGGTGATTAAAGTTTAGAGTAATATTATCATCATCGACTGAATCGATTTTAGCCACAACAGGTTGGCCATTTGGACTTGTACCCTGAACCATATTACCTACGATAGGTTCAAATCCTTCTGGAAAAACGCTTAGTGATACAACATCAAAAGCTTCTGGATTAATATCTCCATATGCTTCTTCTGGTTTTAGGGTGATGTTTTTAACTTCTCCAAGCTTCATACCTGTTAGTGCGTTATCAAAGCCAGTAATCAACTGCCCTGAGCCAACCTCTACAGAAATAGTTTCATTTCTTGTACGAGAACTATCAAATTCAGTCCCATCTTCAAGAGTGCCGACATAATGTAGTTCTACGGTTTGACCACTCGTAACTTTCTTGCTTTTTGTCTTTTTAGCCATTTATAATTTTATCCTTTTTTTTATTATTAGATTTGAGACACCTGTATAACCCCGTGCCTCCCTGCGGGAGAGAGAGAACCTACGATAGAAGCTCGCTGAAAGCTTTATCTACTGAGTCTCCAGTCTCAGCATTGTACTTCTCAACATCGCCAGAAGCGTTGTCGTCAACATTACCTGATAAATACTCATCAAGAATTGTCTCTACATCCTCTGGGCTTTTACGCTCAAAGAGGTCGTCAAAGTTTGGAACTGTGTCCAGCCACTCAGCACTCTTCGTCTCATCATCACATAATGGAGAAGGACGACGACGGGGAGTAATCTCCGTCTGAGGGAAAGAAGCCCCTGCTGGTTTTCCATAACGAATCACAAGATCTGTTCCTGTTTCGGAATCTGTGATGTCGCCATACTCAGGATTGAGAACAAGGTTAAGAAGCTTCTCATAAGCCATCTTACCAAACCCCCATACACGCACACCCTTATCCTCCTCTCCACGAACTACCACTGGTGCGAAGAAACGTTGACGAGCGGACAAAGACTTTGCCATCTTAATACTGTCCTCCGTGCCCTCTTTGTAGAGCTTACGAACGAAAGAATCAAGAGCGTCCTCTTCTCCAAAGTTTTTCTTTGGACTTAGAAAGCCTGGATTGTTTCCAACATTATAGTGGAACCAATAATCCTTAAAGGGATCGCCATCAGATGTAGGGACAATACGAATCGTTGTCTCTCCGTCTTGTGGCTTCCAGAACATTTCTCGGTTGTTGCCGTTTTTATTTTCCAACGCTTCCCTTCGGGCGCGCATTTTTTCCATATCAATACCCATTAATTATCTCCTTTGTTTGAGTAAAGTCAGAATGACTAATCTCTCATTCTGCTGTATCCATCATAACACAATGAATTCTGCTTGTCAAGTACTTTTTTCACTTTTTTTGACGTTGAATTTCTGATGAGTGGGCAACCGTGTAAACGTAGTCTTGCTCGTAATTTGTTGCAAATATACCGTAGCTTGCTTCTGTGTCGCCTTTGATTTGCTCTCTCACCTTTTTCAAAATGTCTCCATCAGTTTCTAACTTTTCTCTATTGATAGCATAATAATAGCGCATTTCACCAACGTTGTCAAGTGAATAAAATAAATTATTTTCATTATTTTTTGTATCATAAAAGCCAATGGTTGATATTCTTCTACCAGCCAGAGGTTTAGAAAAAGTGTTGACGACTGAGCCGATATGGTTATACACATTGATCATATGAAGTGAAGATACAATAACACTATTGAGTTTATCGTAATAACCTATCACAGGAACATTACCTAGAGCTTGTTCGACTTTTGAATTATCAACTAGATATATTCTTTCAAAAACTCCAGATCTTGCATATTCCTGCAAAACATTAAACACAACCCATTCTTGTCTCTGTTTTATTATGTTTATCGAATCTAGATCGGGTCGGATATAAAGTATGTTAATGTTGCAGTGTTTTATATGTTCCAAAATTGTTAACGCTGCACCAGAGATATTTCCAGAGCCACCAAGAACAAACAAAACATCTCCTGATAGTCCTCTGAAAAAGTTGGTCATATCTGGACACTTTTCTTCATATCTCTCTGTGCTGTCTTGCCAGGGCATATCATATACGCCTTCTTGTTTGAGGCCATCTAGTCCATTGTCTATCTTATATATTTTATATTGACTATACTTAGCGAACTCGTCTGCTATGTTGCAGCCAGCTTCTCCTAGTCCAATAACAGTATCCATTAAAATAACTCCTTCAAGTTTCCAAAGTCTTTCCCAGTTTTTACACTGGTTTTGAATTTACCGAACCTTGTATTTGAAAACTCTTCTATAATATCCTTCATTAAATGCTTATCATCTGCGTGCAAATCAATAACTACACTGTCATGCACACAAAAGGCAATATTTGACTTCTTATCTTTTAGTATATCATATATCTTGATCATTTTTTGCAAAATAAGATCTGCACAAGTGCTTTGAATAATATAATTTAATGCGTGATGTTCATCTGCTGGTATTTCTCTATTGAAACAAGTTCTTACAGTCTCACCGTCCCAGTATTCGTTCAAAACTTTGTCTTTGTCGTACATTTTCCTTAGCATATCTTCATTTGGATGCTTTTTTGAGTTGTAAAGCCAAGCAAAGATAGAGTTTTTAATTTGTTGTCTCGATAAAACCTTTTTTCCAGACAAATATCTTCTGTTCCATTCGTGAATATCCATTTGTGGTTGCTTTTTATCGGATAGAGCCAACAAAGTTCTCAATTCAGCTCCATTATAGTCTAATTCCACAAACAAATCATTGCTTGGTTTGATTATTGAGCGATATGTCTTTGGAAAAGTTAAAATTGGGAAACTATGTTTCTTTGTTGTTAATCTTCCTGTCTTTGTTCCAAAAATATCATACCTGATATATGGATCGAGTCTCTCAACCTTCTTTCTCCACTGCCTCGCTTTGTATTCAGCAAGATGTGGTTTGAATTCGTCAATATCAATGTTAAGTTTTTGTTGATTTATATCTTCAACCACTTTCGTCAACAAGGTCAAAAATCTCAAATTTTTGGGCGGCAAAAAATTTTCAAAAACATATTTTGTGATCTTGTTTTTAATTTCACAATATTCAAGCAAAAATCTCTCTGGAACCAAATCATAGAAACAGTTTTCGTCCAAAGATACCTTTGATATAAAAAGAGATCTCATATATGCTTTTAACTTTTGATTAATCTTATCCCAATCGTCTTTTAGATAATCGGGACAAACATTATCAAGAGACCTGCCAGCACATTGCAAATAGCCGTATCTAACCTCTCTATCTGAGAGGAAAGATGCATAGCTCCATGTCTCACTAATTCCTTCAGGAAGGTCATTATTGAAGTAAAGATTTCCGTCATAATATACTCCTACACATTCTTGTTTATTATCTAGTGTCTGAAATAACAATAGTTACCTTTTTTTTAATATGTGCCACTAGGATCTCCACCGGAGCTAATCGCGTCCGTGGATCCGAGACCATAAAATTCTTGCCCCGTTATTTCCCCTTCGACCGTTACTTGAAATGGAAGAGCTGTTGCTGTTGCTTGGGTTTGTCCCT